TTAGGGTTAGGGTTAGGGTTAGGGTTAGGGTTAGGGTTAGGGTTAGGGTTGAGAGTAGGGTTAGGGTTAGTAATTAGGTTCTCTAAAATAAGTGATTGTATTTTGTTCTACAGTAAGAGCGTCTGCTAGAGGCGCGTCGTCTCTTGATGCTGTCATGAGATCACACCAATAAAGAAGGAAAACGGGGTGATCTGGAATGTTGACATTGAGCTCGGCGAAACGTAGTTGCCGTTTGAGAGGAATGTATCTGTCGATGAGTTTGAATGATGGAAGTGTACTATCTTGAACAGTGTTTGTAGAGCTTGCTTTTAATGATGGACCGAGAATCATACGTTTATGCATGAGGACGTTGAATTTGTCCGTGTTGAGTTGATTACATCGAAATTGTAATGCGCTTTGTGTATTATCAAAATCCACATGTCTTGGACTACCATAAAGTCCGCGCCAGAAGTTTTCTTTCAATTCTGCTTGCCACGCTGCTTCACTACTAGTGTCGAAACACATATCGTTACCTTTTGGACTTACTACAGCCACGTTTACATACATAGGAGCTCCTACGTTGCTGTTGGTTTTGAACGACATACATATTCGGAATCCACGTACGTTGACTACGTTACGTTCACGACCACCACGATCGTTGATTGCGTTAGGAGGTGACACGTTGTCAATTTTTGTTATGTGTGCGTAGTTTAGTGTTCTCGTATCACTCGTAATGTTTTGTACGACTCCACCTGTGCGCGTCACTTTGCATGATGACGTTCCGATATTATTTCCGATGCGTCGACGAACCATACGCTTGTGATGGTAGTTGTTTTTACGCTTCTTGAAAGAACGTTTTTTGTAAGTGTTCTTATTGGAGTACTTTTTGAACTTTCGTCGGTTACGCCATTTACGTTGAAACATACTGATTCCTTTTTGAATACCAGCACGGTGCGCGATAGCCCACTGTCCTGCTTTATAAAAATCTTCCATGTGTTCGGATTTGTGACACTTGAAGGCGTGCAGGGCTGGTTAGTATTACCCAGCCCAGCTTGCACATTTGCACAGCTCTCATAATTTGAATTATGGCTACCCGTCACTGGTGCTTTACGTTGAACAATTGGACTAGCGATGAGGATGATGCGTTGCGCCAATTGGGAGAAGATTCTATCACCTATCTCGTATACGGATACGAAGTTGGAGACAACGGAACCAAACACCTCCAGGGCTATGTGGTTTTCGCCGAACGGTGCCGTTTGCAGACGGCTAAACAGCGAGTTTCTCCCCGAGCGCATCTTGAGGCTAAACGAGGTACCCCTCTCCAGGCCGCCGACTACTGTAAGAAGGACGGAGTCTACGTCGAGTTCGGGCGTCTTCCTCCAGGATCCAAAGGAGTTGGAAGGTTTGACAGTTTTATCGACTGGGTTCAACAGAGAAAGGACTCGGGAGTTCCTCCACCCTCCGAGCGTGAGATCGCAAATCAGTTCCCGTCCTTATGGATCGTCCATGACAAGAAACTCGGTTCTCTTGCCACGCACCTCTATCCCGCCCCGCAACTTGTTTCTTCCGAGGTCACCCTCCGAGACTGGCAAGAGTCACTTCGCGCACAACTTGTAACTAAGTCTCCGTGTGATCGTAAGATTATCTTTGTTGTTGATCCTGATGGGGGTCAGGGCAAAACGTTTTTTCAGCGTTACATGGTCTCGTCTTATTCTACGGATGTTCAGATTCTATCTGTTGGTAAGCGTGACGATTTGGCTTATGCTCTCGATACATCGAAGTATATTTTTCTTTTCAATATCCCTCGTGGCGGAATGGAGTTCTTGAATTATACGACCATGGAGCAGTTGAAGGACCGTATGGTGTTTTCTCCGAAGTACGATTCGCGTACTAAGATTTGGAATGTTAATGTACATGTTGTTGTGTTTTGTAACGAGCACCCTGATGAGACCAAGATGACGCATGATAGGTTTGAGATTGTCGAGTTAAGTTAGGGTTAGGGTTGAGGTTAGGGTTAGGGTTGATATTGAAGTTAGGGTTAGGTGCTCTGTTCCGGGAAAATTTTTAGGGTTAGGGTTAGGGTTAGGGTTAGGGTTAGGGTTAGGGTTAGGGTT